TTTGGCACTCTGTCGAGTTAGATGCGGTTTGGGTGGAATCAAGACCTCCGACTCCTGCCAGAGCTGAGCGTACCAACCGTCATGCAGATCTGTGTGGTGGGTATAACCCCATTAAGGCCAGGCCTCCATGCGAGAAAAGTATCGGATTGGCTCGTAGGATCAGTATCCCATAACAACTGCCCGTCAAATCTCAAGCGCCCCTTCGCTACTAGTGGTTGCGTTTGTTGAACCCGCCTCAATTCGTTTAGACACCAGTTCTTCTGCCCTTCACTCGCAAGCGAATTCGCAGCCTCCCTGGGCTCCTCCTATCGGACATGGTACGCTCTCCCCCGTTCACTACGGTTTGCTCGGTCAAATCTTGTCGCCATGGTACACACTACGCTAGATTAGTGGTCCGCACGCAGCACTAGGCTGCTAGTAGTACGATACCAGCGGGATGCCGTCCAGACGCGGTAGGACGCGACCCCCCTCGTGTGTGATGGGTGACAGTACTATCAGAACAGAGCTTGCTTCGCCTTACGCACCGCGAACGGTAGAACATGCTTGACCAACGCCTTCTTAGCTAGCTGCTTCACTTTGGCTTTATGTCCGGATACTCCTCCGACATGATGTCCGGAATGATCCGACATGACCTGGTTAACGGCAGTTTGCATAGGGATGTTGAGTACGGGCTGTGGGGAGGCGAGCGAGGCGATCGCGGAGTCCTCCTTCGGCGCATATTCAAAGTTTGATACGATCTCGACGAGCATCGGGGTGCTCGACGCCTTACTTCCGAACAATCCTATGTAGCAAACCTCCCACCCTGAGAGGGGTGGCGAAGTGTTCGTGGTGTAAGTGGAAGGAGAAAGCATTGTGTAGGCCCAACTGGAGGTTGGTTTCAATGTGACTGTCCACTCACCCCCGTGCGTGTAGGGATAGACGTCGTAAGTGACAAAGTTCAGGGGGTCAAAAGTGGTTGTCCCTCCCAGGATGGCAGGACCTCCTTTGGCTATCACGAGATAACCTGCGGAGTCTGTGGCGCTGAGAGTGTTAACAATCCGGACACCAATAGAAGTAGGTCTAGCAATAACTGCGTTAGTCGCCAACAACGTTGTTGACCAGTCACCGAACTTCGTTGCGTTCCAAGTGGCGACAGTGCCGACAATTGTAGTTGCGAACGTGACGGGAAAGGAGAAGTTGGCGTCAAGGGAGAATGCATAGGCACCTGCGGGATTGGTGGCTCCGGTGAACGTGGCAAGGGACTTCTGACAAAGGGTCGATCCAGCACCAGCATCAGGATACTTGGCTCTGGAGGACTCGTCTGAAAATGGGTCAATGAGACCGATCAAAGTGTTCTCGTGCTCTGGATCTAATAGTGTGGTGGCCGCTTTCGCGACCGAGCGGAGCACTCGCTTGGCAGGCGAGCGCTTGGGCTGTTTGTTTGTGTTATTCTTCGGCATTTTGCCGGAGGTGAGTAGATTCGACCCAGGATTGGTTAGGAAGCCACCGGTAGACGTCCCATTCCGAACCCCAATAGAAAGTCGAACTAGTTTCAAATGACCAGTTATCGAAGTGAGCCTCTAAGACCAGTTGCTCATCGATTGGACAATCGAAACATACCGAAAAACTTTCACGCGCGCACTGCTGTATGACTTGCGGTTGGAACTCGGTGATGGGGACACCAAATAGTTTGGCTTCCCTACCGACTCTAGCACGCAAGCCGTCACTAGCACGGCTGATGTCTTTCGGCCTACCCACGTTGCGAAGGATCGCAACGGCGAAGGACTGAAGAACAGGGACACCTAGGTTCAAGACAAGTTCGCACATGCCTATAGCTTGAAGAACCTTGATGCGGTATTTTGGATCCTGCCAATGACGGATCCCTGAGAGTGATTTGCTGATGACTGCCCTCCAGTCCCGCACAAACTTGAAGCGGGCTTCGGTATACTCGACGACCGAAGACTGACAGAAAACCACCTTGTGGATGGAGAAAGCTACATTCTCCACCTTCAACACCATGCCCATTTCCAAGAAGACTTGGCAAATGCTAGACTGCACGGTAACGAGATCACCACGCTCGATGAGGAGCAGGCAATCATCGCCATCGTCAAGTGTGTCCCATTTCAAAAGCACAACTGTGGTGGCGTATGCTTTCACCATGATAAGCATAATAGCGCAGTTGCCGCACGCGGTGTTCATGTCACCGCTCATGCGTCGACCTGCGGTAACATACTTGATACCAGAGGATGAAAACACCTTACTACGTAGTTGCATGTTCAGGAGCCGCCTGAACTCATGCGAGGGGTTGCACTTCAGATAGACCGAGTGTTCAACCACCAAATGCTTGATAGA